CCTCGTACAGGACCATCAGAACGGGACCTCGACGTCCTCCACCACGGAGAACCCGGTCGGCTGGTCGACTGTCGCCGACGCGCCGTCGCTCATCCGGTCGGGCCGGTCCTTCATCTCCCGCACGGCGCCCTTCCGCACGTCGTCAGCGACCTCCAGCCGCCCGATGGTGGTGTAGCCGATCCCGTTGAAGGTGCCGTACTGCATGCTGATGCCGACGATCTTCCCCTTCAGGTCCATCTCATGCTCGCCGTCCCAGTGGAACCCGGGATTCGACTGCTCGATGCACCAGATGGACGTGTTCAGCTTCTTCTGGTCCCATTCCGGGTGCTGCCGCTTCGCGTTCCGCTCATCCGGGATCTGGATCCGGAAGTCGCCCTTGTACTTGACCTCATACTTGCCGCTGCTGTTCTGGCTGTCGTTCTGGTAGCGCTTCGTGAAGTATCCGGCGTACTCGCCTTCGATGATGTCCAGGCGGAGGACCAGCTGCTGGTCCGGCTCCCTGCCGTCCACCTTGACGTTCGTAATGCCGCAGACGTACGCGCCTTTCGGAAGCATCGGGAATCCCTTACTCGGGGCCTCGCTTGTGAAATTGACTTTCTTCATGATTAGTTTTCCTCCATTTCATAATATTTTCTGATCATTTCATCCACCGCCGCCAGATCGTTCGGGATCCTGGCCTGCGGGAACATCTCCTCGGGGGTTTTGACGGTGTCCTGCCCGTTTGTCTGTGTCAGGAACCAGTGCCCCTCCGGATCCACCGCCGTCCGCAGCACGATGTCAAACAGGCCCTCGACCGTCAGCTTCTCATCCAGCATCCGGCCGATGGTCTTCGCCTTGATCCGGCCGTTGCTGTCCGTGTCCGTGTGGTGCAGGAAGTACACGATCACGTCGTCCGGCGTTTTCCGGATCACGAAGTGGATCAGGTTCCGGAAGTTCAGCGCCATGTCCGTGAACTTCTGGTATCCGGTCTCCCCGGCCCGGTCGAAGAACTCGTTGACCAGCAGATACTGGCTGTCGTCGATGACGTACTGCTTCAGCTTCGGCTCCGCCAGCGCCTTCATGATCGGGAAGTACCCGCCGCCCTGGCAGACCTTGAAGGGCTTCCTGAACGGGAGCCGGGGCTTTTCCACCAGGAAGATCCCGACCTTCTCCGGATCCATGTTCTTGATGCTGTAGGTCTTCCCTGAGCCGCTCTCGCCCAGGATCAGAACTGGGATGCCCATCAGACCACCTCCTTATGGACGGTACCTGCAATATCTGCTTCCGTCTTTTCTCCATTGATATACCCAATAAACCGGCCTGCGACTTCTTGTGATAATCGTTTTACGCCTACCAATGTTGTGATCCTGTTTGCTATTGATGCCGGAGATCTTCCAAACATTGTCGATAATGTTTGGATGTTCTGATCAGGATCGCAAGCCATTTCAATAAGAACGTTATCTTCTTCCTTAGTCCATCGTTTGTTCTGGTTGCGGGTTGTTCCGGAAATAGCTTGATTTTTCTCGTGAATCGCCTTTTTGTTCAAATCCGTTATTACACACACTTCTTTGATTAAAATGGGACAATATTTTCTGAAAATTGAAAGTTCAGAAATAATGTTCTTTGGGCGTTCCACAAGGATTTTATAAAGTTTAACGGCTGCTTCTATTACACGTGAATGCTCTGGTATTTTCGATGTTTCAATCAACGCGATTTCTTTTTCATCAGGCAAATATGTCATATTAATTCCCCCTCCGTCACCTGATAACAATGCTTTCCGTCTCTTCCAGGTGCGCAAACTCAAACTGGATGCCCTTCTTCAGCGATTCCTTCAGGGCGTTCTTGTCGATCTCCGGTTCTTTGATCCGCAGATACTTTTCCTTCATCGCATCGGACGTCAGGAACATATCCACCAGCGCCTGCTCATCGTCGATCACGGCCTTCTGGGTGCGCATCTGGTACACATTGCACCGCGCCGTCTTCAGCTTGTCCCCGCCCAGGGCTTCCAGAAGCCACGCCTTGACGGACTCGATCCGGTTGTCCAGCGCCTTCTTCCGGGCCGTCAGCTTGTCGGCCTCCGCCTTGACGGCTTCCGCCTCCGCCCGCATATCCTTGACCCACAAAGCCACGCCTTCCAGCTTCTCCTCGCGCTCCATCTGCAGCGCGTCCAGTTTTGCGGAGTCCAGGATCTCGCCGCTTTCCATGTCGATACAATCCAGGATCTCCTGATCGATGTCGTATAATGCTCTCATTGTTCAATTTTCCTTTCTGTGGTATAATAACCACGGTGTCATACACATATCCCCTAACAGGCCGGGATGCTGTTGCCCTCAGCGCCCGGTCACTTTTTTGTCCCGCCATACGTGTGCTTCTTCATGAGCCGGATGATCTCCAGCGTCTTCAGGCACTGCGGATGCGGCTGTTCGATCTCCCGCCGGTACGTCCGGACGCTTCCGTCGCTCATCGGCACCCGGATGAAGTCCGGATACTTGCTCCAGTCATGCTCCCATCCGCCGGTCACCTTCGGCAGCGGCAGCACCCTGACGGTCTTTTCCTTCTTATCCTCACTCATCCAGGTCATCACTCCATTCTCCGCCGTGCCGGAACCGGCACCCGTCGCACGCGCCCGCATAGCTCTCGTGGTAGTTTCCGCACCGCAGGCAGAGCTCGTTCCGGCAGTGCTTCACCTCTCTCTGCAGCCGCTGGATCTTCGCTTTCATTTCCTGAATATCCACCTCCGTCATTCCTGATACACCCCCAGCGCCATCAGAATCTCCGGCAGCTCCTCCGCCAGCTTCTTCCAGAGGTCAAGCTTCATGCTGAGTTCATCGCCTTCCATGTTCCGCCAGTCGATGCAGTTGAACTTCTTGTCGCGGTAGAACTCGCCGTACTCCGTTTCGACGGCTGTCACGTTGAACCGGATCCTGCTCAGGTGCCGGACCTTCGGCTCCTTCTTCATCAGCCCCATCTGTTCGCATTTCCCGAAGAACTCGTCCGCGGCTTCTTCCATGCTCTTCATCGCGTCGCCGGCGCTGACGGTCACCTCTTCCGGCTTTTCCGTCTCGATCACGATCGGCCCGTCCACCTTCACCGTGGCCGGCTTCTCCGCATGCTTCGGCATCCCCTTGTCAACATTCGCCTTGCATCCGATGCGTTTCGGCAGCTGGTTATACAGTTCCGGGTCCGATTTCTTCAGAGCGACCCTGATCTTGTACCATGCCGAGTTCGGGTCATCCAGTTCCAGATCATTCCCCAGGTATTTCCGCGGGTCTCCGCCCTCCATCGCGATCTGCACAGCCCGCTGCTTTTCTTCTTTCGTCAGGTTCTTCCGTCTCATTGCATACACGATCCTTTCTGTTTGCTTTCTCGGTTTCCCGTCCGTAAATTCATAGGGCCGTCGCCCTAAGAACTCCCTTTGATAGTTGAACCATGTCGCCCGCGGCGTCAGGTAGTTCTGGTTCCACAGATATCCCAGGATGTCCCCGCCGGTCTTCTCCAGCTCCATGCAGTGGTCCAGGATCTGCATCTTCTCCTCGAATGTCCTTTGTGTTGCCATGATTACCTCCCGGCCAGGGCGCCGATGTACCGCGTCTGGATGTATCCGCGGTCGGTGACAGCCCAGCCGTCCGCCGCCCAGAACACATGGACGAAGCTGCCGTCGATCACCCAGCCGGTACGGTCGCCGTCGATGCACTTCCGGCAGGCGACCCGTCCCGGCGCGTTGATCATCAGTTCGCGGTCGTACCATACCGGCTCCGCGAACACGATGTATCCGCTGTATACCCATCCGTCCGTCATCTCCAGCCCCAGGTCCGTGCAGTGGGCCCAGCCTTTTTTCGTCTTCCCGTCCAGCTGCAGCCGGTACCCGGTCTCCAGCCGCCCGATGATCTCGCCGTTCTTTCCGGCCATCCTCCGGCAGTGGACGTAATCGTCCGGGCCGCACATGATCCAGGCTTCCACAGTCTGTTCGTCCGCTGCGGCGATGTTCCGGACCGTCTCCAGGGAGAACGCGATCGCTCCAAGGGCCAGCAGCAGCGCCGCCGCGATGATCCGTTTCATGTTCTTTGTCAGTTTCATCCGATCACCCCCATAAATCTCAGGAACTGCAGCCGCGGCACCTTGTACCGGTTCCCGGTCTTCTGGGTCGGGAACATCAGCTGCCCGGTCTCCGCGTAGTAGTTCAGCCGCGCCGGGTGGATCTTCATCACGCCGGAGATCTGGGCCATGGTGAGCATCGTCAGATCTTCCCGCTCAATGATCTCCTGCAGCGTCAGCCCGCGGCCCTTCTGCCGGTAATCACAGTAGTCAGGCGTCCTTTCCATGGCTGTCATCCTCCGCATCCGTGTCGTACCAGTGCAGCACCGAGTGGGAAGGGCTTCCGCCTGGCGTCACCCAGTAGCTGCCGTTCCACAGGTACACATCCGGCGTGTTCGCGTTTCGCCGCTTCACCAGCACGTTGTACTTCCCGTACCGCGGCGGCTGCGCCTGATTCGTTTCGATCCACTTTCCCATGTCCTTTTCTGTCTCCTTTCATTTAGTTTTCTAAACTCTGACTGTAAAAAAATAATCCGTAGCGGCACCCTGATCGATATCCAGGATGTCAATCGCACGCAGCATCTCTCCCTGCGTGAAATACGACGAGCAATTCAGTTTTGCCGTCAGTGTTGGCTCGCTTATTCCAAGCAATGCAGCAAAAGCTTTCTGGCTCCCGCATTTCTCCACGATCCTCCCTTTCAGCCTGGAATAATCGAAAATGATCCTCTCCATCCGTTTTTCACCTCCCCCATATATTGTGTTGAGTTATCTCAACTACGCACATCATATCACAACATAATTTATGATGTCAATAATTTTATTTAGATTTCTAAAAATTTTGTTTGAGTTTTCTTTAACCGTATGATATCATATTTCCGGAGGCGATCAATATGGAAAACGATTTGATGCAGCGAATAAAAGCAAAAACAGAAGTGAACGAGGATTTGCGGCGGACGCTGGAGGAAATAACTGCAGGCGCGAATGATCTTAATGATCGTCTGAAAAAAGCGGTAGATGATAGGAATGAATTTCAGTACCGCCTGCAAAAAGCAATTTCAGCAAAAAACATCACAGCGTCTGAATTGTCCAGGGCCAGCGGCGTCGGGAAGGCTGATATCAGCAACTACATCAACGGAAAATACATGGCGAAGGCAGACAAAGTAATGGCGCTTGCGAGTGCGCTCGACGTGGATCCCGGCTGGCTCATGACCGGAGAAGAACCGAGAACAAACCGATATGGAGGCATACTTGAACTGCCAAACCATGAGACGGATGATGGAATCCTTGCATTGATCGCTGCTTATAGCAAAGCGGAAGAATGGCAAAAACAAGCCGTCAAAAAGATTCTTAATATGAAAGGAGACAAATAACCATGATTGATCTGTTATACTTCCTGCTGGGCGGCGTCTTTGTCGGCGTCCTCCTGTGCGCCTACTACCTCCGGAAGATCTTCCGCATATTGCGGAACGCTGCCGGCGGAGAACCGACCGCCCAGGAAGAATTTGACAGAAGTTTCCAGAACATCAAAATGAAATGATTGGAGGTTGTTATCATGAAAAAACTGCTCACCGTCATCCTGGCCCTGGCACTGATCCTGCCGGCGATCTCCATGGCGGAGCTGCCGGATATCTCCGGCCTCACCAATGAAGAACTGATCGAACTGGACCGCCAGATCCAGCTGCGCCTCTTCGGCGATCGGATTGCCGGCGGCGTGGAGATCAATCCCGGGCAATATATTGTCGGGGAAGACATCCCTGCCGGATCTTATCGTGCAGAAGTAATCCTTTCAAACAATAGTAGCATTGATTTATACACGATCGGTTATGTCGCTGTGTACCAGTCGAAAGAACTGCAGTCTGAGGTCTTCGGATGTATGACCGGCCCCGGATCTGAGAAGGTCGGGAAGATTACCCTGGAAGACGGCCAGATGTTCGAGGTCAGTGGCTTTTCGATCCGGCTCTACCGGTTCGGCGGGTTCTTTTAATGGAGGCTCCCATGATCTGCACAAAATGCCGCCGGGAGATCCCGGACGATGCCGTCCTCTGCTGCTACTGCGGAAAAAAGCAGTGCCCGGCTCCCCACAGGGTGAAGCATAACCCGAACGGATCAGGATGCGCGTATAGGCGTGGAAACGGTTTCGAGGTTCAGGTAATTGTCGGATACCGTGATCCGCCAGCGCTGGATCCGGACAACCCGGACAATGAAAAACAGCGTGTCCCGATCAAGGTCCGCCGAGGCGGGTTTAAGACCCGTCAGGCCGCACTGGCTGCCGTGCCGGAGATCCGCAGGGAGTACGAGAACCTTCCGAAAGTTTCCTACACGCTCCAGCAGATCTATGATATCTGGGAACCCTGGTATTCTCCGCGGGTGGATCCGTCCACCATGGCCGGATACCGTGCCGCGTATAATTATTATAAACTGTTGCATGACCGCGATATCGCATCCATCTCCGCCGGAGAACTGCAGCAGTGCATGGACGACTGCCCAAAGGGAAAACGGACCCATCAGAACATGAAAGTGATTGCCGGTCTCCTGTGGAAGTACGCAAAGTCCAAGCACATCGTTTCCCAGGTCGAGTCCGAAATCCTGTATACCGGCGCTGGAAAGTCGAAGCAGCGGGAGTCTCTGACGGATATCGAAATTGAAAAGATTCGCCAGGCCATCGGAGCGGAACGATATGCGGAGTATATTTACTGCCTTTGCTATCTCGGTTACCGCCCCGGCGAAATGCTGGAACTCCGGAAAAATCAGGTTGTCGAACACAATGGCCGCCTGTTCCTGGTGGAAGGGAAAAAGACGGATGCCGGCATCGGCCGGACAGTCCCTGTCCATCAAAAAATCGAGCAGATTATCCGCAGCCGCCTGTACATTCCAGGAACGGATCTGATCTTTCCACAGTATCGTTTCGGAAAAACATCAAAAGAACATCCGGTACCGCTTTTCCTGGGCTTCAAGCAGATGACGGATAATTATTTCCGGGAAAACATTTTCAAGCCCATGATGAACCGTCTGGGCATCGCTGAGGGGAAAGTCCCCTATGCGGCCCGTCATAGCTTCAGCAACATGCTGAAGAAGGCTGCCGGCGACGACCGGGACAAGGCGGCCCTGATCGGCCACTCCAGCTACACATTCACCCAGACGAATTATCAGGATACCAACACCGATGAGCTGCTCGCCATCGTGGACAGCATAAAATGATGTGGGTAGTGTGTGGGTAGTAGCAACAGATTTCGGCGTATTTCGCGGGTGTTTTGGGGCAAACTTCCGGAAATACGAAAAACCCCCGGCGCCTTGTTTTTCAAGGTTTTCCGGGGGTTTCTCTTGGTGAGCCCGGCGGGATTCGAACCCACGACCTTTTGATTCGTAGTCATGGCGTACTCTTTTATAATCAATGCTTCTGGCCCGAAACGTGGGTAGTATGTGGGTAGTGGTAAAATTTCAACAGGCACAAAAAAAGCGCCCCGGGATCGCTCCCGAGGCGTTATTTTAGTTTTTATCGTTCCGTCAAAATAACGGAATCCATATTTTAGTTTTCATCAGGCGGCTGAAGTACAGCTTCCTTCCGGTACTGCATCGTGCTGATGCCCAGCAGTGCGCCCAGGAACGCGTCCACCGCGGTGATGGTCCCGACGATCTCCTCCGCGTAGGGCAGCCCCCAGATCTGAGCCAGGGCGAAGTACAACGTACCGATGGCCGGCAGCAGGATCTGGGCCACGAACTTCAGAACATCATAAACCTTGTTGCTCATCTTCATGTTTATCCTCCTCACTGTGCGATGGCGTGGGCCTCCATCGGCCGGGATTCCGGCGGGATGGACGGCAGCGCCCGGACCTGGTTGTATATGTCGCTGATCACGTTGTTCGGCCCCAGCGCCTCATACTGGACATACATGTTGTCCACGTTGTCGCGCTCGCCGGCGGTGATCCATCCGCGGGACAGGTAGTGGCTGAAGGCCTGCAGGAGCCGGTCCCGCAGCAGCGCCTGGACGCCCAGCATGGTGGCCGTGTTCTGGGCTTCCACGCGCCGGTTGGCCTCCTCGCTCTCGCTGACCCGCTTTTCCAGCGGACGCTTCAGGTACACCGCGATCAGTACGCCCACGAGGCCGGAGATGATCCCGCTCACCCCGCAGACGGAAAGGATCTGCGCAAGCTCCATCAGTCGGCGCCCCCTTCCTTTACCATGACGCCCTTCGGATACTTCACCAGCAGCTCGTTCGCCTCCGCCAGGCTCAGATCCGGGATCGTGACCCTGTACGTGACCTTCGCCGGC